CTAGTAGCTATTAGCGTATGTTAAAAGCAGTTAATTAAACCTTGTGCGTGGGGTTCACGTAAGTAAATTAGAAAAAAAAATATGAAATTAGAAATAAAAGATTTAGCACCTTATTTGCCATGTAGCCTAAAAATGATTTTTGAAGGTATTGGAGGTAGAATAATAGAATTGCAGACACTAGGAACTTCGGAATTTGGAGATACCATAAGCGGGGGATATGGTGGCATGTGGCTAAAGTCATGTGGATTTAAACCAATACTTCGCCCGCTATCAGACTTAACAAAAGAGATTGAGATTAATGGCGAAACTTTTGTGCCTTACGATAAACTAAAAACTATTGTAAGCGAAAGTCAATGGAGAAAAATTTGCGATACTATAAATGATAATTACAACAAAGTATGCGATATGCCATATTGGTATGTAAGACAATTACATCAATGGCATTTTGATACAGAAGGATTAATTGAACAAGGATTAGCAATTGATATAAACACTTTAAATGTCAGAGCGGAAAAGGCGGACGCAAGCAAGGTTTAATTTATTGCTTTCTAACTATGTGATATAAGAAACAAAAGTATAAGAATGCAATATTTACAGCATATAAACCTTGATACAATCATAATTATATACGCTGGAATCAAAAATACAAATTTGGTTTTAAGCGATATTGGTATGATTAATTATGACAACGGAAAAATTTACAAAAAACAATTAAATAGTGGTTGTTTTGGTTATTTTATAAACCGAAAATTTAAAGCAGAAAGCAAACTTGAGCAGTATCCATTAACTAAAATATTATTTATACCCGAAAAATTGCCATTTTAAAACAAATCAAAGAACTAAACTAAATTACTATATTTGCAAATAAATAATCAAGACAATGAAAAACACTCCAGAACTATTTGAGTTAATCATAAGCGATATAAGTAATGGCAAAAGCTTATTTAAAGCGTGTGAAGCAAACGGAATTGTTACAAAGACGTTTTATGAGTGGATTAATAAAGACGAGCAAAAAAGTAACGACTACACGCGCGCGATAAATGAACGAGCAGACCGCATTTTTGAGGAGATTTTAGACATTGCAGACGATTCTAGCAAAGACACTTTAATTACTGAAAACGGTATTACAATAGATAATGAATTTGTGCAACGGTCAAAAGTTCGTATTGACGCAAGAAAATGGATGCTAGGCAAAATGCAACCAAAGAAATTTGGCGATAAAGTTGAAAATACTATTGTTTTTGAAAAACCAATTTTCAATCCGATTGATTTAGATGTTAATACAGACGACCGCACAGTTTAAAATAAGTAAGCTAAGAAAACGACTTAGAATAGTTCAAGGCGGCACGAGCAGCTCGAAAACATTCAGTATTATTCCTTTATTAATTCAATATGCGTGTCAGTGTCCAAAGTCTGAAATATCAGTTGTAAGCGAATCAATACCGCATTTAAAACGTGGCGCAGTTCGTGACTTTTTAAAAATAATGGATTGGACTGGAAACTTAAACGATTCACGTTGGAACAAATCAAGCCTAACTTATCATTTTGCAAACGGATCATTTATTGAATTTTTTAGTGCAGACCAACCAGATAAGTTAAGGGGTGCAAGGCGTGATATTTTGTTTATTAATGAGTGCAATAATGTAACTTTTGAAAGTTACCAACAACTTGCAATCAGAACAAAGAAGTTTATTTATTTGGACTACAATCCGACTTCAGAGTTTTGGGTACATAATGAATTAATGAATGAAATTGATTCAGATTTTATAATTTTAACTTATAAGGATAACGAAGCCCTCGACCAATCAATAGTAAAAGAAATTGAGAAAGCTAAAATAAAAGCAGCCACAAGCGACTATTGGGCGAACTGGTGGAAGGTTTACGGTTTGGGCGAAGTTGGAAGTTTACAAGGATTGATTTTTGACGATTGGAAAATAATAAATGAAATTCCAAACGAAGCAATTTATTTAGGTGCTGGAATGGATTTTGGATATACCAACGATCCAACCACGATTATTGACTTATATCGGTTAAAAGATGATATTTATCTTGACGAAAAAATGTATTTAACCAACCAAAATAATAATGATATTGGTTCATTTCTAAAAAACAGGACACAAAAAGGAATAGTGGTTGCTGACTGCGCAGAACCTAAAAGTATTGCAGAAATTCAACTCCAGGGTGTTAATATAATCGGAGCCACAAAAGGACCCGATTCAATCAAAAACGGAATTGATTTACTGAAACGGTTTAACGTACATGTAACCGCTCGAAGTTTGAATGTAATAAAAGAGCAAAGAAATTATAAATGGATTACGGACAGCGAAGGAAAAGCAACAAATAAACCTATTGATGCTTATAACCACACGATTGATGCAATCCGATATATTGCAACACACTCAATAGCAAACAAAAGTTTTTCACGAAAAGCAAAAATATTTTAGTAAGTTTGCAATTGCAATGATAAAAGTAATCATAAATAAAACAGAATATCAACTTAAAAATAGTTACGATGAAGTAACTTTTAAGGAATATTTACAGCTACTTTTAAACAATGAATCCGACAATCCTAATTTAAATAATATTCATTTATTGAGTGGGATTACAAAAGAATTGATAAACGATTTTGTTTATAACTTATGCTTGCCGCATATTGAATTTATTGAAGCAACAGAATTGTTTAGATGTGATTTATTGAGCGAAGAAATAAGCAGTATAAAAGTTGGTGAACAATCATTTTTAAAACTTGAAACTGCTAAAATGATAATCAAAAACAATGGAAAATTAAATGCAATCCATTGTATAATTCCAATCATTGAAAATTACACAGGTAAAGATTTGGCAAATGAAAAAATCAAATCAGTTTTACCAATTGCCAACCATTTTATTTTAGAGTTAGAAACCTTTTTTAATTCATTCAAGAAATTAAATGAGTACAAACCAAGCCCGCAAGAACTAGCAGCAGGATTAAAACAACTTGACTATTTAGGCTTTTATGCAACCTTAGACGCATTAACACATTCAGATATAACCAAACGGGAACAGGTCAAAGAGATGGCAGCGTTTGAGGTTTACAATCAATTGCTAGTTGACTATGAAAAGGCAATGTTTCAAAAAAGATTAAGCGAACAAAAAAAATGACATATTCAGATTTAATTGATTACTTACAAACGAAAGCATTAGTTGTAAATCCAACTGGAACATTTGTTCATGGCAAAAAACCAGATGCTAGTTTAATTAGCACAAACATGGTTTATCCGTTAATTTGGGTTGCACCATTTCGAGAAACAACCGACCGTTTAAAAAACAAAATAAGCCGTCAAGTTACAATTGCATTCTTTGCCCAGGATTCAACTCAAAATACACTTGACCAAAGACAAGCATTAATTCAAACAATGTGGGACTTGAAAGAGTTATATGTCGCTAGTTTAAACAATGACTTACCGAAAGTTTTAAGCGCATTAAACGAAAGCGCAACCCCTGAATACAGTCAGTTAGGCGGGTATGTTAGCGGATATGCAATCAGTTTTAACATTCAAACTAAATTACCGTGCTAAAAATAACTAAGGACATCGAAAAGAAGTTGGCGAACATTGCAAAACAATTGCCATTGACCACGTATGCAATACCAAAAGTGACTTATAAAAGACTTGACAAAGAAAGAGTTTTAAAACAGACTACTGGCGAATTTCATTATGTTACCAACCACAAGAATAGAATTAAAACAGCCTATTTAAGCGGTGGAGTTGAGGCGGTAAGAGAGTACATTCAAGGAGTTGCAGAATTGGTAAATAGCAAAATTAAAATAGCAGTTGAATTATGATAGGAAACGTAGTAATTATAAAAATAAATAATCGCAGTGATATTAAGGTAACTGTGTTAGATAAAATAAATGTGCTTGAATCTAAACTTGAATATGTGCATGATAATTCAAGTCATAGTAACCCTGAAAAGGTATACATGTTTGGCAGCGTTACAAAATATTTAGTTAAAGATGCTGATGGTTTTATTTATACTATAAATCCAAGCCAAATTTTTCAAATTATATTTAAAAAACCAGAAGTATTTATCCCAATGCAATAGATGCAAGAAAATGACATTTAACAATAGCCAAATGACAAATATTTTAGGCGAGGCATTCGCAATGGTTCACGGTTCTAATTTTCTAGACTCAAATAATATTTTGTGGAAAATCGTTGATAATAATTGGATAGGCAAAAGAAGTGTTTATACTTTTGATTTAACAACAAAATGGCTAGAAGATACAAAACTAGAATACGTTAAATCATGGTGGTGTGGCATTGATTCAGATTACAATGAAATTTTTACAAGATGACAATATTCGAGCAAGAAATATTTAACGACATTGCAACTGATTATATTCAACAGTTTAAGAAAGCTATTGAAACAAAGGAAATTGAACGCAAATATACCAAAAGGAAAAAAGATGGGTCAATTAATCACATTCGATTTAGTTCAGTTGTAAATGCTAGCGGTAAATTAGCAAACAGTCCAAGGATTGAATTAAGCGAAACCGAGTTGAATATTTTTGTTGCTGGTTATATTGACGATCTTATTTACGGAAAACCTCCTTCAAAAGTAGAATTATTCGAAATTGAAAAATGGATGAAAAGCAAGGGATTTGAAGAAGATGAAAGTATAGCTGAATTAATGGTTAGAAATATTGAAGACTTTGGATCAAGTATATTTAGGAAATTTCAAGGTGCAAATAGTGGATTACTTGATGATATTGATTTGACTGATTCAATTTCAAAAGCGAAAAAAGATTTAATTTTAAAGAAAATAAACGACATAACTCATGCCTTTAACACTAAATAGCCAACCAGATGCGATAGTATCGGTTGCTGAAAATATAGAATACGAATACACGGTAACCCCTGCAAATGTTTATTTCATTTGTTATGGTTCAACTCCGTTTGGGTTGGCCAAATTTGGTTTAGCAGACTTAGCCGCAATAGCACCCCCAAGCTTAGCAGTTGGCAATATTGTACATGTAACCGATGCAGCTTCTATTTATTACGGTACTCATGTAGTAACTGAAATTATACTAGCGGCTGGAGTATCTGTAACATTCGTAGTAAATACAGTATTTACAGCAACAGAAAGCCCTACATACGTTGCAAATGCTGAAATATTCACAGACTTAAATTATACTATCAATAAAGTTGGTTTAGGACCAGTAAATGTTGCGAACATTGCAAATCCATCATTTGTTATTTTGGCGAATAATATTGTCAAACTAAAAGTAAGCGAATATGTAAGAAGCTATTTTAGCGGTGCGAATTTACATAGTGTTGCAATAGGTGTAAGCAAGTCAGGAATGGCAGCAGTTGTAACGAGTACAGTTGTAAACACAATATTGACAAGTGCTCAAATAAAATCATTATTTCGGACTGGTGGGAGTGGGTCAATTGCTCCAAAAATATTAGATTTATCAAGTGTCCAAATTTACTTCCAAGGTTTTAAAACGTGGATAACCGAAAGTAACTTCACGAGTGGCCCTGATGAATTATTTAACACTGTAAATACTATTTATACTCAAACTGGAACAGCTCCAACAAACATATTAGGAACGCAAACAACCGAACTATTAAACGGCTGTTTTAAAGATGCTTTAAATATTGTTTATTTGAACTTTGCAGGTGGATTAAGGAATTATGTAGTTTACAATGATATTGCCATAAGTCGTGAATTTGGAAACGAAACACGCTTTAAAAATGACCAATTAGCTGAATATATTCAATCAGTTCAACATTTTGAAAACTATGAAGTATCGTGCGAAAATATTAGATGTACTCACAGCGAAACAATCGACCAAATAATTGCAAGTCCTTTGACATGGTTAGCTGATAGTGATGGAAATTTAACGCCAATCGTAATAAATAAAGATTCGTTCTTAAAATATCAAAGTTGGGATGAAAGTTTAAATTTTAGTTTTAGTTTTAGAAAGTCAGCAACAAATCAAAGTCAAATAAATTAATGAAATTACTCATAAACGATATTGAGATTGATGCGATTGGTGACCAAGATATAGCATTGACTAAGTCAGTAAACGACATGATGCAGCTTGGTAGTCGTGAGGGTGCATTTTCAAGCGACATAGAAGCTGGTTTAAGTACCAATAATCGAATGGCTACTAGTAACGCTCAATCATCTAATAGCAATACTAATTTCCCATATCAAAATAATAAGGCAGCAATAGAAATAAAAGGCGAGCGAGTTTTGGAAGGATTCGCAGAACTAACAGAAACTAGCGAAAGTTTTAATTTTAGGTGTTTTAGCGAATTAGCCGATGTTGTCGATTTGATAGGTGAAGGCGATTTAAATGAATTAAATTTAGACTTTTCAGATGGAACTGCAATCAATCATTTGTGGACTTATGCGAATGTAGTAGCTAATAGAAATAATGTTTGGGCTGATGGTTTTATTTATCCTAACATCAATTATGGCAAATGGACAGATTCGCAGACTAAAGCATATTGGAATGATTTATATCCCTCTGTATTTTGTAAGTATTTATTTTTACGAATATTTCACTCAATCGGTTATGCTGTAACAGGCGAGTTTTTAACAAATGAATTATTTGAAAGTGAAATTCTGCCAATGGTTGAAATACCAGAAACACCGCAATATTATTTAGATGCTCAAAAAACAGATTGTTTGATTACTTATGGGCAGTCATATTTTGCAGGTGTTAGCCCTTTTTACTTTGACTACTACCAAATAAACAACAATAACCAATTATACAACACAAGTAATTCAACTGTTTTCAAGCCCTCTATTTACGGAAAAATAACAAGTGTATTGAATATTACTTTAGATACTATTGCGGCTATTGTACTAAAAGAAAAAACACCAAGTTTAGGACTTTATAATGATTATCCATTTAGTGGTGCAGTTGGTGCGAACACATTTACACAATCAATTCAGAAAAAAGCGGCTGATACTTATTTTTATTGGGAAATTCAAACAAGTTTAACCACTACTTTGTCGAATGGAAGTTGGACAAATGACTATGATTCACAAAAGCTAATTGAAAATAACACCGTTTTTGTGTCGGAATGTTTGCCAAAAATATCAAAAAAGGATTTTCTTTTAACTATAATAAATCAGTTCAATTTGATGTTGAAAGTAGATACTAATTTACGAACTATTGATTTTTCATATTTCAATTCAGTAGAAGCAAATAAAGCGAATGCAATTGATTTAAGCGATAAAATAGACTTAACCGAATTGCCAACTATAACTTATAAATTAGATGGCTATGGTCAAAATAATGAACTAAATTACGAAACTGACGAGAATGACGAGGAGCTGCGAAAAGTTAAAAATTATGGTCAAGGTATTTTAAACTGCAATAATTTAAGTTTAGAAAAAACAAAAGAAATATTTTTAAGCAAGTTCGCCCCGATTACTCGTAAAATGGCTTTAAAGTCGCCTGATAATCTCGAAATGGCTTTTATTCATTTGTGGGCGCTTTCTGAAACAACCTTTAGAACCCAAAATGTAAAACCAAGAATTGGTTATGTTTATAATAATGATGAAATTTTAGACCTTTACAAAACTGAAGGCGAAGGCGGGGGAGGCGGGGGAGTCGGTTATGATTCCAGTCCAAGCAAAGGGGTGTATTTTGAAAAGCTGCAATTTAGTAGTGGCTTAATTCCTAACTACTATCGAATATTATTTGATATGCTTTTGAATACTTATTTTTTTAAAGCAAACTTCAAAATTCGCTTAAAGGATTACAAAGAAATTGATTTTACGAAACCAATATTTTTAAGTGTAGTTATTAAAGGATTTGGAACAATTGAAGGTTATTTTTATTGCAATAAAATAAACCAGTTCAAAATAAATAGATACGAATCAACAGAAATAGAATTAATTAAATTATAAAAAAAATGACTGCGAAAAAAAAGTATGAGTACTCAGTAATTCAAGTTTATGTTTCAAAAGAAACAAAAGCGAAAGTTGAAAAGAAATTTGGCAATCGTTGTGTTTCTTATGGCATAAACAAATTAATTCAAAAAGATTTAAACGAAAAAAAGTAAAATGGAAACCGAAGAAAAACTTATATTTTCAATCCAAATTGACCAGTCAGATTCAGTTGATAAAATTGCAAATTTGACCAGAGAAATAACCGGATTAAAGGAAGCGAATAAAAAATTAGCAGCGCAAGAAGGCGATAATACAAAGGCTATAACTGAAAACAATTTACTTATAAAACAAGCTACTAATGAGCGTGGGAGACAAAGTAAAGCAGTTTTGGCAAGTATGGAAGCTTTTGGGAAAGAAGCAAAAAGTATTGATGATGCAAGAAGCGCAGTTAAGCAATTGACTATTGAGCGCAATAAACTTGACATTTCCACAACCGAGGGAAAAAAAAGACAAGTTGAGTTAAATAATTCGATTGATACTCATAATAAATTTATCAAAGAAAATGTTGATCAATACCAACAACAAAAAATAAACATTGGTAATTACACAAGTGCATTAAGTGGAATAAAAGGGCCAATAGGAAACGCTATACAAGGCTTGCAAGGCATGAAAGACGGCTTTAATGCAGCTAGTGAAGGAATAAAGAAAGCCGATATAAACATGAAGTCACTATCTGGAATATTTAAAGCAAATATTTTCGGATTAGTTGCAATTGCTTTGGCTGGGTTGATTGCGGTATTTAGCAAGTTTGAACCGATAATTGAGAAAGTTGAGTTTATATTTGGTGGAATTTCTGCCGCAGTCGATGTATTGGTGTCACGTTTTATCGATGTTGGAAAAGCAATTTTGAACCTAGATTTTAAAGATTTTGGAGTTAAACTAACTGGTGTAACTACTGAAATGAAAAATGCCTATACTGCTGGTTATAATTTAGCGCAAATCTTTGATAAAATCGAAGAACAACAAACGGACGGAGTAATAGCTCAATCAAAATATGAGCGTGCAGTAGCTAGTTTAAATGTTCAATTGAAAAATAAAACTAAAACACAACAGGAATTAATTGCAATTAGTGACCAAATAGCTAAACTTGACCGTGAAGAAATAGACCGCAAATTTAAAATAGCTGATTTGGAAGTCAAAGCACTTGCCAAAAGGAATTTAGAGGCTATAAAAACGCAAAAAATAAATGAAGAAATGCGCAAAGAGTTTGTCGCCTCTTATGCAGCACGTGAAAATATTTTAAAAGAGTTTGAAGTCGCAACCGAACGTAGAGAAAATAGAGTTGACGCAATCAATCAAAAGTTCCAAGCTAAAAAAGATGCATCAGAGGCGAAAAGAATAGCAGACCAAGAGAAGCAATACGCAAAAGAAAAAGCAAGACTTGACAACTTTAATAAAGATAACGAGCAAAGATATAATGACCGTTTAAAGTTTGAAGAAAAACAAAAAGCTGATAGCTTAAAAGAAATGGAAGACGATTTGCGAATGTTCGAACAAAACGCAAAAGTCGAAACCGATATTTATTTTAAAAAATCAAAGGATAAAAAAAGATTTGACCAAGCAGATATTGAAAGCTCACGAGCAGTAGCAAATGCAGCGCAAGGCGTTATAATTGAATTAGCAAATGCAGCATCGCAAGGTAGCGATTTACAAAAGGCTTTAGCACTTACAAATATTGCAATTAATTTAGGAACTGCAATAGGTAATTTAACAGCTAGTACAAGCGCTCCGAGTCCTGACAACTTAGCGACTGGAGGTGTTGCAGGATTTGTAAAATATGCCGCTGGTTTAGCACAAATTATTGGAGCAATTACAAGCGCAAGAAATATAATCGGGGGAGCAGCGGCAGGAGGTGGCGATTTTATGACATCGGGTCCAACTATGTTATTAGTTGGTGATAATCCAGGAGGGAGAGAGCGAGTAACTGTTGAGCCTATTTCTGGAAGAGGTCAAACAACTATCAATCCAAATAGCGGGCTTATAGCAATGGCAGGTGGTGGAACATTAACAACTACTGGATACGGTGGATTTGCACAAAGGAATAGCGGTAAAAATGGAATGTTTGATTATAATATGTTGGCAAAATCAATGGCTAATTTACCAAATCCGATACTCCATATAACAGAGCTAAATAAAGTTCAAAGTAATCAAAATAAAGTATTGGTAAAAGCAAGTTTATAAAAACATAAAAGCTCCTTCAAAATTAATTGAGGAGCTTTTTTCTTTTTTAGGCGAAGTTTTTTTGCTACTAGCTTTTCTTTTCGTTAAATAATTCGACTATCCCTAATTTTTACAATTGGTCAAATAGCGTTCCAATAAACCAATAGTTAAAACATGGTTATGCGCACCCTTATTTTTCTACTAATCAAAACCAAAAAACCTCTTTCGGTCGTGGTTGCGGTTATCGGACTCGAACCGATGAACTTTAGGTTATGAGCCTAACGGAGTGCCGCTCCCCTAAACCGCACTACAAAAATAATAATACTTTTTATAAATGCAAATTTATTTTTAAGCAACAAAAAAGCCTCAATTAAGAGGCTGATTTGCACTAAACTTACATTTATAAACTATGACAACATTTTATCGGAAGTATTCTGTATTTCCAATTATTAAATTATGGCTATCAAAATCATAATAGGAAACTTTATTGTTTATTTTTATTCGTTTTAAAGGCATCAAATAACATTTTTCAACCATCTTTACTGTTTGTGATTTACTCGTTAGTGTACTATCATTTAAATTGATTGTATAAGTATTTCCAATCAATTCTTGTGAGGTGTACCAAGTGCCATTTATACTTATTTCAATTGGTTTTATTTCCTCTTTTTGGCAGCTTGATAAAACTATTACAGCAATAGTAATTAGTAACATTATGACTTTTTTCATTGCACAAAAATAAGTTTTAATATTAAAAAAACAACTAAAAAATTTTGCTATTTATTTTCGTTGTGTGAAAACTGCAAAAATAGTAATTGATAAAAACATTGGATTGACGCCCACAGCCGAGGAATTAAAGGCTGGCGAAGCAATGACATTTTCATTATTAGATATGCAAAATTTCATTGAAAGCAATCAAGATGCTGACATATTCGAAGTGTTGCTTAATACAAACGGAGGTTCAGTAACACAAGGCGTTGCAATTTACAATCTTTTATTAGCAGAAAAAACAAAAGGCAAGCAAGTAAAAACAGTAGCATTTAAAGCTAATTCAATCGGTTCTGTAATCTTTGCGGCTGGTGATGTTCGTGAGGTTTTCGCTAAATCTGAAATTATGATTCACTTCCCTTTTTTACAAGGCGATGCTTTAAAAAATGAAAACCTAACTAGTGAAAAATTACAAGAAATTACAGCAGAAATAATTGATGCAGAAACGCAAATTTTTGACATTTATAAAGCCGCTTGTAAATTAACAGATTCAGAATTTATAGAGGTTCAGGAATTAATGAAAAACGAAACCAATATAGAGGGCGCAGGAGCTTTGAAATATGGTTTTGCAACTCACTTAATCAAAAATATTATAGCACATAAAAACGAAAGTAAAGTATATGCTTATACTGATAAAATTGCAGCTATTTTAAAAGAAAAAACAAACAATAACAATATGGACAAAGAAATAAAAAGCCAATTAGATAAGTTGGCCAATGGAATTAAAAACCTTTTCAAGGCGCAAAACTTGAATGAAGATGGCACACCGCTAACAGTTACCAATTCAAGCGCAACAGCATCAGACGGAACAATTTTATATTTTACCGAATCAACTTTAGTGGATGGAATTGCAGTATTTTCGGACGAAGCAATGACAATTCCTGCAACTGATGGAATTTATCAAATTGACGGGAGCGAAGTTTATGTGACTGCGGGCTTAGTTGAAAAAATCGAAACAATTGAAGATGTCGCAACAGTAGCGTTAAAGTTAGAAAATTCAACTTTAAAAGCTGAATTGGAAGCATTGAAAACAACCAACGCAACTATTGAAGCTGCAAATTTAGAAACTGTAAATCAGTTAAAAGAAATTTCAACCGAGTTCCAAAACTTAAAGAAAATCATTCCGAGTGATATTAAAAACATTGCGAAGGATTCCGATAAGCCAAAAACAAAAGCTCAAATTGATTTAGAAAATAGACGTAAATTTAGATAATTATGGCAAACTATAAAATAAAAGAAGGCGTAAAATGTTTTCCATTTGGAGCGCATTGTAAAGAAGTTGTAAATGAACTTTCATCAGATCCAATAGAAGCAGAAAATCAAATGATTTTAACCGATGAATTAGCAGAATACTTAATCGAAAGCGAAAAAGTAGCAAGCGAAGATTTGGAAGTAAACGAAGAAGTAAAACCTAGTAAAAAAAAATAAATAAACAATGAAAACAATACACAAAAAAGCAATATTCCAATTACTTGCATTAATTGCATTTAGTTTGATTTTAGGGTTCGGAATTTCGGCAAAGTTCGACTTCACTCCACTACAAACAGCAACAACTGTTTTATTCTCAATCGTAGCTAATTTTTACATAGCTTTTGGTATGGCTAAAGAAGGCAATACAAACATGGCTTTTGCAATTTCGTACACTTCACCAACTTCAATTACTGGCGATGTTTACGAAGAAGTAATGAATGAAATTTTATACGCAAATCAAACAATTGACCGTAAATTAGTAAGGTTTATTGAAAATGTAAAAGCAAATATTCCAATTAAAACAATGGCCGTGACTGTTGCAAGTCAATCCTATTCGAGTGGCGCACCAACATCAAGCGGAACTTTAACACCAGGCGATAAGTTAATCACTCCGATTAAACAAATGTTTTATCAAGAATTTGACTACGAAACTTTAAGAGGCACAGCACATGGTACAGATATGAAAGCGGGTGCATTTGAAATTGTATCGGATATGTTTACACAAAATGCACTAGCATTAGTAGGTCCGAAACAAGGTTTAGCAATGGAATCAGCATTTTGGAATGGTGCAAAAGCAGCAACAGCAGTATCAGTAGCAGCATTAACAGCTGGAACTGGTCAAGCAGCGGTTGGCGCAGCAGAACAAACTTACGTTGCAGCGGCTCCCGTAACTTTAACTGATGGTATTGTTACCAAGTTAATTTACAATACTGGGGCAGTTGGTACACGTTACAAAGTAGCTGGCACAACTTTAAGTGCAAGTAATATCAAGACTGAAATTGATAAGGTTTATGTTCAAATCAAACCTAAATTATTGCAGCCTGCAAATATTACTGGTATGGCTATTTATTTACCATATAGTTGTATGGCTTTTATCAATACCTACAATAACAATGCTACTAATTTTAAAGACGTATTCATTCCTCAAAGCGATGGTACTTTTAAATTTAATGGTATTCAAATTGAGTTCGTTCCAATTCCTGACAATTGTATGATTGCTGGTTTAAAAATGGAGTTTGTTTGGGCGGCTGATTTATTAGCTGATGGTATGGAAGTAAAAGTTGATCGTATAGCAAACAATCGCGAAGATTACTTCATGAAAACTGTTTACAATCAAGAGTCATGGATATTTAACCAAAGCGATAAGGTTTTATATTTAGGATAGTAATTCAATAAATAATTAACTTAAAAAGGTGGTGCAAAAACACCACTTTTTTTTTAAACAAAAAATAAAAAAATTATGGCATCAAGTTCAAATAGATGTAACCAACTTTTAGCAGCGAATTTCGTTGCTAGTTGTGGTGGGTTAAATAAGGTTGGCGGTATTGATGGAGTTGTTTATATTGGGTTCAGACCTGACATTGCAACCTTAGCATTAACAGCAGGCGCAATCACTACTTTTACGCTAACAAGTGGCAAGAAATTAGCCAAGTTCGGAGGTAAAAAAGAGCAACACGAAATTACCTGGGAATCAATCCCACAAAAAGGAGTTTACCCAAAATACAAACATAGTGCAAAATTGGTATTATACCCAGAATTGCAAGCAGATGTAAACAACTTAGAGTTGTTAATTTCATCAAAAAGAATGTTTGTAATTTATGTAAATTTGTACGGTCAAGTAAAGACTTTAGGAATTGACATAAACCCTTACATCGGTGGAGATTTTGACGATGAGAGAGGTTTAAAATGTTTAGCGGCCAAAGGAATGGAAGGCGTTACATTTGATGCTGATTCATGGGTAGAAGTACCAATGGAAGGCGAGTTCTGGAGCGCGCCAAAAGCATATAAACCAGCAGTAGCATTGGCTACTACAATTGCTGAATTAGATGCTTTATGCTTCACTTAGGCAATAGCATTTATCAAATAAATAATTGGAGTGAGTTGTTCGCAGAATACGAGCAACTCACTTTAAATAAACCGTGTCAAACTTGCTGGTCTGACAAAGTAAAAGTGTTTAATTATTTCAATAAAATGGCAAAGAAAACAGAGCCTAACGAAGGCGAAAAAACATATAAATTTAAAGCAGGTTTTGAAGATACTGAAATTCATTTAGCTGGCAGAATGTCCCCAATTAAAAGCGAAGATTTAAACGAAAATATATCTTTGATTTTAGATATTCCTACACTTATGGAATTAGTAGAATTAGTTTAAATTTATGAAAAAATCATTTTTTAGAATCATACAAAATAAAGTCGCTGAAATAACCAAACAAAGAACAGGTTATAAGCGATTTATTTATGGCGAAAAGGATAATTTGCCAAATGTATTATTGCGTTCAATTAATGATTCAGGAACTGCGACAGCTTGTGTAAGTCGTACAGCTTCATTTATTCAAGGCGAAGGATTTATAGAAGAAGTTGCAAAAAAATACAGAATAAACGCCACTCAAAACGGCAATCAGTTTTTAGAAGAAATAGCGCATCCAGTTGCAATTTTTGAAGGATTTGTTTTAAAAGTTCTATGTGATATAAGCGGTAATGTAGCGAGTATTTATAAAGTAGGTTTAAAAGAAGTTCGCAAAAATACAAACGGTGAAATTCGTTATAACCCGAGAATGGGCGAAGCAGATTACTTAAAAGGCGAGGACAAAATACTAAAAGAATTTAACCCACACTCAACACCACAAGAAAGAGCTAAACAAGTTAAAAACGAGCTTATCCAATATGGTGAACAGGTGGGAACAATTTACTATCCGTTTAAGGCAAAAGAGTTTGATTTTGGCGATATTTATCCGATTCCAGATAGCAACAGCGGGTTAGAAGATATTATAAGTGATGCAAGTTTGCAAAGGCTTGAAAAACGCAACATAACAAAAGGGTTTAAACCCAATGTTGCGATATCAATGGCAGGAAAAACAGATGACCAAACACAAGACGAGAATGGAAAAACTGAAAGCGATTACTTAGATGATACAATCGGTAAATTTGTAGGAGATGAGGCAAGCTCGGTTATACTTTTAGAAGGGCAAACAAAGGACGCAATGCCGCAAATCGTTGTGTTTCCACTAGCTGAAATGTTAGACGGTGTTGAAAAAGCGCGTATTAGGGTTGCTAATTGTGTATGTCGTCATTTTTCAGTACCACCAGTATTAATTGGGTTGGAAGCTGCAAATGTTTTAGGAAATGCGCAAGCAATTTACAATAGTTTAAAAATGTTTATGCTAATTGTAAAGTCAAGACAGCAACTAATTATTGAATCCTTTAATATTTTATTTCCTGGTGTTGATTGGTCGATTAAACAATTAAATATTTACGATTATTTGCCAACAGAAGTACTTGCAAGTTTAACTACAGATGAGTTGAGACAGTTAGGCGGTTACGCTCCACAAGAAACAAAAACATCAAGCTCACAAGAATTATTAATTAATTCATTAAATTCACTTTCGCCACTTGTTGCAAACAAAGTTTTAGAAAGTTTAAGCGAAGAAGAAATAAGAGGATTAGTAGGATTAACAGGAATGAAAGGAGTACCAAATGCCAACGCTTAGCAAAACAGAATTAGCTGCAATAGTTGAACAATTTACAACTAATATTGAAGATCGTTTAATTAATCCACATATTCAAAAAACGATTGACATTGGATTTACTGAAATAGTGCCGCAAACTTTGATTAATGCTTTAGTTGCATTAAGTTTGACTGGTGGTGGGAATACTGAATTAAAAGCATTTTATAACAATTATTTCAAACAAGTTTGGAGTTATTTTGCGTACATTCGTTTTTTTACTTGGCACGGCCGCAATATTACTCAATTTGGATTAGTTTCAATTAACGATGATACAACCTCGCAAATTAGCGATAAAGCTCGTGGCGAATTAATCAATAATATTGAACATGACTCACAAGTTTACTTAACAAGAATGTTGAATGAGTTAGAGTTAAAAAACTATACATTTGACACCATAAATTACACTAAAGTTTCACCAATAAAAAAGCCTCGAAACCGTTTCGGAATACGAGCAGTTTAATAAGATGCCAAGCATAACTAAAACACAAACATTAACAGGCTCACAAGTAGCCCTAACAGCTCAATCAACTAACGGTTTGGCTTTAATAAACAGCACCTCAGCAAATTTGTCATTCGTGGTAAATGGTGGAGATACTGCAACACTTTTAAGCGGGCAAATGTTGCCATTAGATGTTTCAAATGCAAATAAGGTAACTGTTAGCGGTACTGGCGTTGTAAGTTATATTGTAAACGCTCCAACTGCTTAGATATGTGGTATTTTGACCATAGATACATATTAAATAAAGGAGTATTTCCTATTTTCAGTTTAGTGGCTCAGATTGTTGCTTCATTCAAATCACGTGTATTTGCTGATGGAGGAACATTTGAAGCGGAATCATGCCTAAATACTAATGTGCAAGATTTAGTAAGTAAAGGCATTTACGATTCTGCATCGTTAATTGTAACGCCTAATGGTGTAAAGTCAGGTAAAATTTATGCTTTAAAAGGAAGTGATTTAACTTTTACTAGGGCTAGTGTGGCTAATAGAACTAATTCGGTTGGAGTACTTGAAAGTATGGCAACTGGAGTTCCAAGAATTGAATATCCTAGCGGAGGTGGTTGCCCAAGTATTTTGCTAGAACCGCAACGAACAAACTATGCAATACAGTCAGCAAATCCTAGTTTATGGAGCGTATATCAAGGAGTAATTAATACAGCAATTGCAAATGATTTACTTAATGGCTATAGTTCATATTTAATTTATACATCGACTGGTAATGTTTTGTCAGGCCAAGCATATTTAGCTTTGGCTTCAGGAGTAAATGTTGCAGTTGTTGTTACCTATTCGGCAAAGGTAAAAGCAGCTGGCAAAAATTGGGTTTATTTAGGTGGAATTAGATCGGGGTTTTCTCCTTTAGCATGGTTTAATGTTTCAACTGGAGTAATTGGAACTGTATTGTCAGGAATTACAGCTAAAATTATTTCAGAATCAAACGGTTATTATACTATTTCAATTACTGGAGCAATAGCTGGAGCAACACCCTATGCAGTTGTTGGAGCAAGTGATGCAGATAACTCAACAGCAAATGCCTTAGTTGGTTCAAATGGTTTTAGGTTAGCGTATTTTGGAGCAGAAATAGGAAACTATGCAACAAGTCCAATAATTACAACAACCACTTCAGTTACTAGAATTTTTGATGATGCAAGTTCAGTAATTTCAGCAGTAACGGAAGGAACGTTATTTATTGATTTGACTCAAGTAACAGAATCAACTTCAACAGGAAATCCTGATTTAAGCATTACTGATACAACTTTTAACGCATGGGTTGGGTTAACGACTAATACAGCAGCTAATCCGCTTAGGATACTTTTCAGAAATATTGGAACCACATTAATAGATTATCAAAATGCAAATACTAGTGGTAAAATAGCAATTAGATTTGGAGCAGCTGGAGTTACAGTTTATTTAAATGGAGTATTGGTTGCTAGTTCTGCAACTGCATTTAATTCATCATTTACTAAAACAAGAATGTCTTGTGGCGCAGGATTCTTAGTTAAATTTAAGCAGTTCGATGTTTTGGGGGCATTGACATCATCTCAATTAATAGCTTTAACAACGTAATTCTATGAAAATAATATATTTAAAGGCATCTACAAAAGACGAATTAATTTCAGATATTCAAAAAGTTTTGCCCGAATACAATGGTGAAATTGAGTTTGGAAATGGTGAAATGTTTGGTCACTACATTGGTGATTTAATGTTAGTACCTCCAGTGCTAAATGAAAACCGTGAAATTATTACACCAGCTCTAATGGCTGGCTTTGAACATGCAAACCTTTTAGTTCCTGATGATTTTGATGAATCAATTTTTGAATTTGATGGTTTTGTTCCTGCTAATCCTAAACACAAATTTGCATTATGACAGTTGAGTTACAACCAATATTTAACCTTGCAATTTCTGCACTGGTTGGCGTGGCTATTTACTTTTTTAAAATGGTTCAAAATCACGAAAAGAGAATTCAAAAAGTTGAAGATATTTTTTCAATAAAATTCGAACATTTAATTACTGAAATCGAATCCATGAAAAAAGAAGTAGAACACCTTAGTAAAATGGTTCATAAGGCAGCAAATCAAGAAACCAATATGAATACTGCTTTAAACATGTTAATCGAAAAACTAAAAGACGATGAAAAAAATATTTGATTACATTGGTGCAAGTTTTGACAACTCTAAAGAGGGTGCAAGCGCAAGAAAATTAACAGCATTTGCATTGATGATTTGTGTTGCTTATTTACATTATAAATTTGTAGATATTACAACATCAGTAAGTTTTCTTATAGTTGATTTGTGCGGTGTGTTTATGCTGCTTGGTATCATTACAGCCGAGCAAGTAATTAAGTTAAAGAATGGCACTAATAACAACGAAAAATGATATCAACTCACATAACAATTGAAGAAGCCACGCACAGCGAAAAGGCTATAAAAAACAAAGTTTCTAACATTCCAAATGAAGCACAATTGGAAGCTATGCAATTAGTTGCCGAAAAGTTATTTGAACCTTTACGAAAATGGTATGGAAAACCGATCAAAATAAATTCATTTTTTCGAAGCCCAGAAGTAAATAAATTAGTTAAAGGCGCAACTAATTCAAATCATTTAAGGGGTGAAGCGATTGATATTACTGGAGGGAACAAAACAGAAAACAAAAAAATATTTGATTGGTGTGTAAAAAATTTCACAGATTTTGATGAAATCATTTTTGAATATGGGGACATTACCGGTCCTGATTGGGTGCATATTTCTTATAAAAAAGTTGGCAATAGAAAAAAGGTAATTCACATAAAATAGTTATATTTGCATAATGAATATAAGCGAAGCAACTAAAATACTATCCGAACATCAACGCTGGAGATGTGGTGCAGAAATACCATTACAAGAACCTTCTTTAATAACTCGAGCAATTGATGTAATTTTAGAACATTTACAACCTAAAACAAGCGATAAACATGGATTCGGTGGATGTTGAGAGAGCTAAAAATGTTCAAATTATTAAAGACAAATACGCAAAAATTGAAGCTGACAAAAAGTTAATTTTAGAAGATAAGAAAAAACGAAAATGACAAAAGAGGAATTTATAGAAATTATCAAAGACCATAATCGTTATTGGAATCTAAAAAGACGTGTAATTCAAAGACTAAAATCAAATAAAAAACGAAAATGAACAACTTAATTTACTACGCAATATTACTAATTTTGCAATCAGTTTTCAGAGCTATAAACGATTCAATTATACATCATGATTCCTTTGCTGTATTTGGTAAATATTTTAGTAGAGAGTACGCTGATCGAAATAAAATAAATTGGTTTCATAGGTACTTTCCAATGTTCTTTGATGCTTGGCATTTGGGTATTGTACTACAAACATTATGCTTGGTTGGAGTTGTTTTTATTGCGACTAATTCGCTTGTATTTGTTGCGTGTATTTTAGTTGCACGAGGTTTAATATTTAACGTAATTTACAAATGAAAAACAAAGCAGAATATTTAATTTATTTATTTTTTATGGTATTGTTTTTTGGTGGCGGTTTTATTATTGGATATAAAGCAAACGAACCAAAAGAAATAACAACTACTAGCATTGATATTTTAAGCGCAAAACTCGACAGTTTACAAGCCAAAAAAGACACTACTATAAACCACTTTGAAACAAAAATAACCAATGAAAAAACAATTATCAATAATACGTTTAATCGCATTGATTCTCTTACTTTTGATTCAGCTTACAGCCTTTGGACAGCCGAAGCAAGACAGTACCAGCCAATTTTCAATTAAACAATCAATCAAATGCTTTGAGGAACAAAAAAGCCTTAAAATAATTATAAACAGTAAAGATTCAATAATATTAGAAATGGGAGCATTTGAAACAAAAACAGCACCAATAAGAAGGCAAATTTTAGCAAACAATAAAATACTTATTGATGAAAACGAAAAGCTAAAAAAAGACAAATCAAAGATTGAATTTAAAACATATAAATTATGGCTTGGATTAATAGTTGAAAGTATAATTATTACTTTTTTGATTATAAAATAAGAAATTAGTACAAACGAAGTAATGAGTTAAATGTTCTCACGTTAAACAAAAAGGATAATCGGCTATTTTTCGGAGCTGCCTGCTAATTAAAGCACCTCAATATTGATTTATTGGGGTTTTTTTATGCGCATTACAAAATTTAAGACTATTGATTAACAAACACATACAAAATAATTCGTTTAGTTTTGTATTTTAGTTTTGTATATTCAAAACTAATATTATCTTTGTAGGGCAATAAAGCAATAACAAAAACTAAAAAATAAATATTATGAAAACTTTAAATTTAACAACCAAATTGGAATTAGTAGATTTTAAAATCTTAAACGAAAGTATTGGATGTATGGCTTATGTATCTGTTAACGGTGCAACTCCTTCATGGTATACCGAAGCAATTTTTGAGAAAAGATTTAAAATAAAAATTACAGCCCTTTTAAATGCTTAATCATGATAGTACAAATATTTAAATACGAAAAACAAGCCCCTTTGTGTAGGGGTGAGTTGTTAGCTAGTTTAACAAGCGACAAATCAAACAGAGCCGAAGTAAACAAGCAAATTGAGCCATTAAAAAATTGGCTAATGAAAGAACATGGAAGTTTAACCGTTGCAATTTTAACCGATTAAATTATGAAAGCAGAAAAATTTAACTTTAAAGGCTATAAATTTACAGTTATAGGACACATTCCTACTGGACAAGCCGCAAACACAATGCTAACACATGCAATCTTTTTAGGTACGCCAAAAGGCTCTTTTGAAATGCAAGTTGAGCATAAAGGATTTGGCACTATATCGAAAATTAAATTTGTTAAATTATGAACGAAACAAAAAATAAAGCAATAAAAGCCGCTTATGGTAAGTATTGGGAGCAAGTAAAAAATTTTACAGATATAAATGGATGGATTGATAACAATAACTCAAAGTTTACAAATGGCGACTTAAAAGGACTGGTATGCGAATACAAAGATAATACAACTTTTAGACCTAAATTACTTCAAGGAATAGAAGAAAATAACGGATGGGTGTTAATTAAATCAATACATGATTTAGAAATAGAAAAAGGGCAATACTTTACTATTTATAAGAATGGATTTATAGAAGTATCTTATTATGATGGGACAATAAATTGTTATAAATTTTGGAAGTTAAACTTTACACACTATAAATTAATAATTAAACCAAAGCCACCAATTTACTAATGAAAAACATATAATATGCTAGTACAAATATTTTAAAAAGCCAATTGGCGCAAAGACATGCAAGGCGAATTATTAGCGACTTGCAATGTAGCACCAAACCAAAACGAAGCAGTTAGAACAACTGTAAATCGTCAAATAAAAGAGTTAAGGTATTACTTAACTGCTGAACACGGAACACTAATCGTTAAAATAAATAATGGAACTAGCCTTTAAATTTTGTAAAGCTTGCAACAAATCAAAACCGCTTGATTTTTTTAATAATCATAAAAGAAATAAAGACGGTAAAAATTATGAATGCCGAGACTGCACGAAAAGTAAGCAGAAATTATATAGTAAAAAGTTTAGAGAAAGCGAAAAAGGAAAGCAATCTAGAGGCCTTGAAAAATGTAAATTATACCATAAAGAATATATTAAGGAATACCAAAAAACCGAAAAGCACAAATCGTATCAAAAAAAATATTTCCGTTTAGAAACTACTAAGATAAAACAAAGAAAAGAAACCGAAAATTTATCATTTAATTATTTAAGAGATACGCTAAGGAAAAAAGGGTTTACTCTTGACCAAATAAAAACAAATAAAGAATTGACAGAAGTCCAAAAATTAATAATTAAAACAAAAAGATTATGCAAAACATTACAGAATTAAGAACAAGTTTAGCCGATAATTATACAAAAATGAAAGCTAATAAAATGAGTTTAGGTGTTGGAAAAGAATTAGCCAATACAGCAGGAAAAATTATTAACTCTTTGAAAGTAGAATTAGAATATAATTCTATGATGAATATAAAAGAAGAAATTGAATTTTTGAAAAAAACCAAATAAATAAATAAAATGAAAGAATTAACCGACACCGACATTTATTACTTATTGCTAAGTGCAATAAGTAGCCCTGCTGGATTAATATTTGCTTGTACTGCATTTTTAGTATTAGTTTTTACTTTAGGAATGGTAATAGGGTTATTTCGCACAGTGTACGAAATGAAAACAGATTGTAAAGAAATTTTAAAAAACAAATAACATGGAAAAATCAAGATTGAAGCCAAGCATAGCCGCTATGCTATTAGAAAAAAAAAGCGAGCCACGAGTTATTAAAATAGCGGTTCACTTTGGAGTTGGATTAGCAAGTTTAAAACAAGCTATTCGTAGAAATTCTGAGTACCTTACACAGCCTGCATATGAGTGTCAAATACAAAAGGCTTTAGGCTTACCTAGTAATGCCAAAATTAGCGAAATTTACACAATTGACGAATCATTTTAAGCAAACACAACTAATGGAACTGATTAAAAAAGAAATGTTTTATAACTCGGAAACACAGGAGTATAGAAGTGAAATTGCAATTTATGAAGATGCGCAATTTTACAAAGTACTTCACGAATCCGGAGCAAATATCAACGGTCGAATATTTTTAAATAAATATGATGCTATTGATTATTTTAACCAAGCAAAAAAGAATATTTGCATGGCATTATCGGACATGGGTATAATTTACGAAATAAGATGAGCGAAACAACACAACAAGCAATTTGGTTTTATACCTTAGTAATTGCGACAGCAACAATAGTACTTTTAACCGCTGCATTAATTTTAAAATGCTGGTTTGATAGTTCACCAAGTAAAAACAAATACGACAATGAAATTTAATTACAGTTGGCTTATCGAAAAAGGCTTTAAGAGAACAGATATAAAAGATAATATTTTTTTTGACCAATATGGGTTTGAATATTTTCTTTTACAAAAAAAACTAAACTCATATTGTTATTTTGATTGGGATATTAACACGCAAAAATTATATGTAATAAAAGCCCAAGACTAGAACTATTGAAAACAATTTTAAACGACTTGCAAAATGAAGCACCAAAAAATAAAGGATAGTGCAAATGAAATTGTATCAGCAATTGTAAGAATCCAATACGAGCTTGAAAATAAAGAAGTAGCGCAAAGCGATTTAAACTATTGGCGAGAACGTGAAGATTTACACAATAATATTGACAAAGCAGAAAAGAACTTTGCCAAAGCTGAAAAGAAAATAGTTTTTTTAGAAGAACAAATCAAAGAAATAATTAACCAATTAAATAACGAAATAATATGAGCGAAGAAATAGAAAAATTGACCCATTGGAAAAAATTAACTAATCCTAATTATTTAGGCAGCCATGACTTCCAACCAAACCAAGAAGTAAAAGTAACTATTGAAAAAATTGAAAATGTAGATATTTCC